TTGGCAATCATGATACGTTTAACAAGAATACAAACAAAGTCAACGCACTCACAGAACTTATTGACGGAAAATATTCAAACATCGCATTATACACAGAACCGGTAGAACTGATTCTTGATAATTGTAAGATGCTTCTTTTACCTTGGATTTGTTCTGAAAATCAAGAACAGTCTATGAAGATGATTCAAGAAAGCAATGCTAGACTCTGTATGGGTCATCTTGAAATTGAAGGGTTTGAGATGTATCGTGGTTCTGTTTCATCACACGGTGAGAAAAAAACAACGTTTGATAAATTTGAACTGACACTCTCGGGTCATTTCCACCATAAGTCTAGTGACGCTTCAATTGTGTATCTAGGTTCACACGCTGAGTTTACATGGTCTGATTACAACGATCCGCGTGGGTTCCATATCTTAGACACCGATACTTTGGAGTTGACATTTGTCAAAAACCAGTATAATATGTTTAAGAAGTTATGGTATGACGACTCGTCACATACTATCGAAAGTTTGCTTGACTTTGACGCTAATAGTTTCACTAACACTTTTGTTAAAGTCATAGTGCAGAACAAAACTAATCCCTATTGGTTCGATCTTTTCTGTGAAAAGATTGAAAAAGCAACGCCAATTGATATCTCCATTGTTGAGGATCATCGTAACCTAAACGTAGAAGATGACGAAGACATTATTGACGAAGCAGAATCAACACTAGACATATTTCGTAGTCACATCAGACAACTTGATTCGTCAACAGTCAATCACGATAAGTTAGAAAGAGTCATAACTGAACTGTATAACAAAGCTTTGACTATGGGTGTAGAGTGATAGTATTTAAGAATATCAAATGGAAGAATCTTTTATCTACCGGTAACCAATTCACCGAGATCAACTTACATAACGTCGATCCTACGTTGATAGTTGGTGTGAATGGTTCTGGCAAGTCAAGTCTGCTCGACGCACTTACTTTTGTGTTATATGGTAAGCCGTTTCGTAACATTAATAAGCCGCAGCTACTAAACACAATCACCAAGCGTGAACTATTAGTAGAGATAACTTTTACTATCGGTAAGAATGACTACCTCATTCGTAGAGGTATGAAACCAAATATCTTTGAAGTATATTGCAATGACATCTTACTAAATCAGGCGGCTGATGTTCGTGACTATCAAGACACGCTAGAAAAGCAAATCCTCAAGTCTAACTATAAGACGTTTTGTCAAGTAGATATCCTTGGTAGCGCTTCATTTGTCCCATTCATGCAGTTGCCGGCTGCTCAGCGTCGAGCAGTCATAGAAGACTTACTAGATCTTCAAGTATTCACCACCATGAATACATTACTAAAAGAACAAGTAGTTGAAAACACATCTTCTATCACTCGCAACGAGTACGAAAAGAAGATGAACGACGAGATGATCCAGGTTATCAAAAATCATCTTGAACAGACTCGTACCAAGAGCGACAGATATATTCGCGAGAAGCAAACGACTATTGATGACTTGAATAATAAGTTAGAATCCACTAAGAGAACGATAGCTGAGATAAAAGAAAGAGTCGATGAGATACAATCGACTTTGTGTGACGAAAAAAAACTAAAAAAGAAATCTGAACAATTCAGAGAACTAGAAACTCAACTCAGTACAAAGAAAGCACTATTACAACAAGAGATCAAGTTTTTTGAACAACATGATTCTTGCCCGACGTGTAAGCAAGAGATTAGTTCTGATTTACGTTGTGATAGTATCGAAAACACTAACTCAAAGCTAGAAGAACTTGAACAGACTCTGGTTGATTTACGAGTCAGACTTGATAAACATGAAGAAAAAGTGAATGAATTCTTCACCAAAGAAAACGAGAAGCAGAGACTATTAACTGAGTACAGAAGTCATCATCAAGTCACACTTCATACAGAAGAACAAATAGACTCTTTACAGAGAGACATAAACACTGCTAAGAAAGAGATAGAGTCTATCAGTACTTCACAGGTCGCTGACCTAGAACAGAAGAGACAGACTCTAATAGAAGAGTACAATGAGCTACAAGATAATAAGAAAACTCTCTCAGTAGCTTCTTCTTTACTCAAAGACGGAGGTATTAAGACCAAGATCATAAATCAATATGTACCAATCATTAATAAGCTAATTAATAAGTATCTTTCGGCAATGGATTTTTTCGTTGATTTTCAACTCAACTCACAGTTTGAAGAGACTATCAAGTCTAGACACAGGGATGAGTTTAGTTACGCTTCCTTCTCTGAGGGAGAGAAACAAAAAATTGACTTAGCGTTGTTGTTTACTTGGAGAGCCGTCGCTAAGCTTCGTAACTCCATGTCTACTAATCTACTGATACTAGATGAAGTACTCGACGGGAGTTTAGATACCAATGCACTAGATATGTTAATGACTATCCTAGATTCAGTATCAGAAAGTACTTCTCTGTTTGTTATATCTCACAGAGAAAATATGAGTGAAAAGTTCCCCAACGTGATAAAGTTTGTAAAACATAAAAACTTTAGTCACATTGAAACATAAAGGATTATATAATGACTGATAATAAAAATATCATCACCGAAGTACTAGAAGACGGAACAGAAATCAAAATTGATCTTGATCTTTGTAATGATGTTGCTGATCAAATTATGATGAAAATCTTTGAAACAGAAAATGATCAGAATCTTGAAAACTATGATGTCATTGCAACCTGTTTTAATGTATTCATCAATACTTACCATGCTCTTCTTGTTGCCGGCTGGACTAAAGAAGAACTTAAAAATGAATTAGATGAACATTTTATCAATCATAAAAATTCTATGAATTAATATGTATATCTTAAAACATACTGATAAGATCTTAAAAGAAGTCAGTCAGACTTTTGACTTCCGAGAACCACCGTTTGACCCAGTCGAATTTGCTCAGCAACTAGTAAAGACTATGTATGATAACAACGGGATATGCTTAGCAGCAATTCAGGTGGGTATACCATACAGAGTCTTTGCTATGCGTGGCTCACCCGAAAATTTTGTCTGTTTCAATCCACGAGTCGTTCAGCCATCGGAACAGATGATTCGTCTCGAAGAAACGTCGTTGACATACCCAGGATTGTGTGTTAAAGTAAACCGACCGCAGCATTGTCGTGTACGTTTTGCTACACCCAATGGAGAGGTCAGGACAGAAACTTTTACAGGAATGACAGCTCGTGTATTTCAACAATCCATGGACTTTCTTGATGGCAGGCTATTCTATTCAGCTGCTAATCCTATTCATCGTCAGCAAGCTTTGAGAAAGTGGAAAAATAATGGCAATTTTTAATTGGACATTAGGCTTAGTAGCATCTTTGCTATTTACAGCTTTCTGTATTAGTGGTATACTATCTGCACCAGCGGTGGTTGTTTTATATGCTTTTGGTTTGAGTCTAGGACTAATCGCTACCGGTGTTTGCGCTATTACACTTATATTTGGCATAAGTTATTAAAATGAATATTTTTTATCTATCGACTGATCCAGCACAAGCTGCCGGATGGATGGTGGATAAGCACGTAGTCAAGATGATTCTTGAAAGCGCGCAACTACTATCTACCGCGCACCGAATCATTGACGGTGTCGAAGTAGCCGGTAAATCTAAGACCGGTCGAAATGTTAAGCGTTGGGTATTGAATGACGCTCGAGATTCAGTCATCTACACAGCGACACATGTCAATCATCCGAGCGCAGTGTGGTGTCGTCAATCTGTTGAGAATTACAATTGGCTCGTGGATCACTTTCATGCGCTCGGTAAAGAATATACTTATCGCTACGGTAAGACACATAAGTGCTTTGAGGGTGATTTAGCTTATATGCTATCTTCTCCACCAAACAACCTTCGTAAGTACGAATGGACCGAGATGCCATCAGCCATGGCTGATGAGTATAAGATTAGTAATGACCCATTGACAAACTACCGACACTATTATAAAGTGGCAAAAGCACGTATGCATGCCTGGAAAAACAGGCAGCCACCAGAATGGATCTTTTCAGGAGTATAGTATGAGTACAAATTGGTCAAAAGACATTAACGAGATGCATGAACACTACGGTGTTCCACGGGTTGTCAAAACTATGAGTCCAGAGAAACTCAAGCAGTTCCTAGAGTTTAGGATCAACTTCATTCGCGAAGAACTAAATGAACTAGCGACTGCTGAGACGGCAGAAGACGTAGTAGACGCCCTAATTGATCTATGTGTGGTAGCTATCGGTACACTAGATTCTTTTGAAGTAGACGCTAATGAAGCATGGGACGAAGTATTAGTAGCTAACATGAATAAGAAGACTGGCGTAAATGCTTCACGCCCGAATCCCATGGGATTACCAGACCTTATCAAGCCAGAGGGATGGAAAGCACCGTCACACGAGGGTAACCACGGGCTTCTATCTAAGGTGTTCTGATGTTTATGAATAACTGGCGTGCTGCTCTCGGCAAGTCCGGCGAGGATCTAGTACGTAGAGTCTTACAGAGTAAACATGACTTAGTAGAAGAAACTGTTTGGTATGACTCTCAGAAAGACGGCGTCGTTGACTTAAAGCAGTATGAAGTCAAGACACTCATGGAGAACTACGCTCATCGTGCTTTCATACTTGGTTCTTCACAGTGGGCTAAGTGTGAGAACGTAGATAGACTGTTCTTCGTTCGTATTCCAGAAGTAGAAGCACCCATTCGTATCTATGAATGCCCAAAGAGTTACAGACGACCAACACATGTGTTCATGAACGGCGACAACTGTCGTGTCTTTAGGTTGACGAAACTCAACTTGTATGATACTATACACGATGAGAAGCTGGGTGAGTACTGGCGTTCTCTAACTAAAACAAAGTACATGAGGAACAAGTCATGAATGAAGATAGAGAATCAGTCAAAGTTCTCAGAGAATGTATCGAGCTTCAGAACAAGAAGTCTCAGGACTATCAAAACCCTAACTCAAATGTAACTCAAGCAATGCATTATCGTCGTGGTGTAGATACTATCCATGACACCCTACAAGGAAAGCTATACCGAGCCCAGTCTCTTTTAGAATCCGGTACTTACAATCAAGCTAACTTTGAGTCACTTGAAGATACATATAAAGACTTAATTAATTATGCTTCTTTTGCAGTAGCTTGGCTACGTGGTGGCGTACCGGGCCAAGATACAACTAGAGACATTTTCAACCGAAAGGTCTCTGAGTGATAGTCCGTAATAACGTAAACACTATTCGCGAGGAGTTTAAGTGGCTCCTCGCGAATGAATTTTATGAAGAAGATAAATCTGGTGTTAAGCTACTAGAGATAGTAAATGCTTCTTTCGTGGCAGACGAACCTTCTATCTTTGGTAAACCTAATCATTCTTACATTGAGCGTGAGATTGAGTGGTACAAATCAATGTCCCTCAATGTCAACGATATCCCGGGCGAGACACCAGCTGTCTGGAAACAAGTTGCTACACCGGATGGACGCATTAACTCTAACTACGGGTGGTGTATCTGGTCACGAGAAAACGGTGAGCAATACAACAACGTCTTACGTGAACTCAGACAGAAGCCTACTTCTAGACGAGCCACTATGATCTATACACGACCAAGTATGTGGGTAGACTATAGTCGCGACGGTATGTCTGATTTTATGTGTACAAACGCGGTACAATATGTTATAAGAGATCAAGCATTACACGCTATCGTTCAGATGCGTAGTAACGATGTTTTCTATGGTTACAGGAATGACTTCGCTTGGAATGAATACGTACTAAAGATACTAGCGTCAGACTTAGACGTCTCTCCGGGTCTTATTCACTGGAACGTCGGGTCCCTTCACGTCTATGAACGAAACTTTAACCTGGTGAAATGATGAGCGACAAGTGGCACGATAATTTCTTGAAGATGGCTGAGCATATTTCCGGTTGGTCTAAAGATCCTTCTACAAAGATCGGAGCAGTGGCAGTCGGTGATCGTCGACAGATACTAGCCACCGGTTACAATGGTTTCCCACGTGGGATCAAAGACTATCGAGACAGGCTAGAGACTCGTGAGACCAAGTATAAGTTCATGGTTCATGGTGAGATGAATTGTATTTATAACGCGACTCTCAACGGTGTCAGTCTCAACGGTGCTGACTTATACGTTCACGGTCTGCCCGTTTGTTCTGAGTGTGCGAAGGGTATCATCCAAGTCGGTATTAAGCGTGTATTCATGCGTTACCCCGATGAAGTCTCTCAGAAGTGGCTAGGCATGGGCCTAGAGACTAAGGAGATGTTCGCAGAAGCTGGTGTAGAGTTAAATAAACTATGAAAAAAGTTATAGTAATAGATAGTTTAACAGAAACTTTTAATGGGCCAATCGTCAGGAGCGGCTTACAGAAGAGCGCTAAGCTAGACGCTCGTGCTTTTGCTAAAATGGGTTATGATACAACATTTTTATATTGTGGTGTTATTGATGATCATTACCCATACGAAAAGATCTGTCTGAACGACATCGGTGCTAAAGAAGACGTAGCTCGCCATGGAAAGCATATGCGTGCTTCTGGTAACTACGTCAAGTCTTACTTGAACAGATCTAGTAATACGCTGTTAGAAGCTGACTACATTGTGGCTCATTGTCACTCAGTGGGTATGATGACTGGCATCAACGCGATGGTAAAAGATAAGAAGATACTCTTCATCATTCATGATGTGATAGATCTTACTTGGGCGTGTGGTTTTACCAATGCTGTAAATAACATGCGAGCGACAGGAAGAAACTACACGCACATAGCTACTAACTCTCAGTATAGTATCGCGAGACTAGATTATATCTACTCTAGAGCTAAAGATAGGTTTGAATTATTGAGTGGTAATGAAGCTTTTGATAGTTTCATACGTCACTTTGTCTGGTCTGACGTGAATCCCACTAGAGAAGAAATTATTCAGCATGAAAAAAAGTCTGCCGTCATAGGCAGGTATGAACCAGCTAAATATCATCACAAGTTGTATAAGTACAAAAACCCAGAAAACATCATAGTTCATTACGGGATCAAGGATCCTCGTCGTGACGAGGGTCTGAAGTATTACGAGAACTTAAAGATTAAAGCAAATGCTTACTCCGAGAACCTGTCTGATGAAGATCTGTGGGAGTCTATAAAGACTAGTCAGTCCATTATACTACCATGTTATCACGAAGGGTTTGGATTCACAGCTTTTGAAGCTGGTATATTTGGTGTAGCCCCAGTCATACTAGTTCATGACCAAGGGTTACACAAGGGTCAGCACGCTCACGCGACTGTTCAATACTTGACTAGGGCTGGGACTAAACACTTTACCGCCGACTTCAACGATGAAGATTCGATCATTCGAGCGATCGATGATTCTTTACAAATCACGGAACAAGATAGGATCGACATCTCTAGTAGCCTATTATCGTACTTCACTGTTGAGAATTATGTTAACGAGAGGATAGAGTTACTTGAGTCTGCTAAAAAAATTAACATTGAATCTAGCTTAGAGAGTTTTTTTGAATGAAACACGCTACCATAGTACCACTCATCGGTGGTATGACACTTGGTGCTGAAAAGTCTTTCGGTGAAAGACCATCATATCTGATGTCATACAAGCCGTTTTATTTTAATGATCGTCACCTACTCAATCATTACGATAACGAAGTTCCTTACCATGTGCTAGATGACGGCCAGAAACCAAATAACAAAGTAGAAGTAGTATCCTCTGTTTGTCCATGCGCAGGGCTATCACAGCTCTCACACGGCTTCGGTGATCATAACGAGAACAACAAGTGGATGGTCACCACTACTAAGTATGTGTTAGAAGACCTGAAGCCCAGCGTCCTGTACGGTGAAAACGCACCAGGATTCGCCGGTAAGATCGGTCAGACTGTTCGTGAACAACTACGCGCTATTGCGTCCGACGCTGGTTACACCATGAGCGTCTATCGAACCAAGTCACTGTTTCACGGCGTCCCACAGATCCGGGAACGTTCTTTTTACTTTTTCTGGCGTGGTGACAAGACACCCGTGTTTAACTATTACCGTCGTGATAGGTTAAGTATTGAAGACACCATTCGCTCAGCTTTTGGCAACACCCAGCGTGAAGTTATTAATAAGAAGACACCGAGTAAAGACGATCCGTACTATCGTTACATACTAGAAGTCATTCATAAGGGTGTGACTCACAAAGAGTTCTGTTCTATGATTGAACCAATGAAAGCGCGTGGTAATGATGTTCTGTCTTACATCGAGCTAATGGGACATAGCTACACAACTGTTGGTGAATGGATGCACAAAAACGGGTATGACAAAGAAGTGCAGAAGTGTGAGTACCGAGTAAAGAAAGTAGCCGAGGGTGGAAACTTGATGCGCCGCGGCACTGTCATACCAAAAGATTACATCGGTGCTTTCGTCGGTCATTATCCCATGATGTTGACACACCCAGACGAAGACCGTTATATCAATTATCGCGAAGCCATGACTATTATGGGTATGCCACAGAATTTTGAGCTCCTGGATCAAAACAAGACTACTAATCATATTTGTCAGAACGTGCCCGTACAGACAGCTGCCGACATGGCCACTGAAGTGATGGCTTCTCTAAACGGAGAGAGGGAGTGGATTGACTCTTCATACGTCTTTCAATACAGTCATACTCAGAAGCACGAAGTAGCAGACACACGCACAAAGACTCTAGTTGACTTTTTGAATTAAGGTGATGATGATTGACATGAGTAATAAAATAGTGTATAAATATAATGAGGATCAGATTATTGCTGACTTTAAAGCCTATATTGATAGGACATATGGTGAGCATTACAAGGCTGAAGACCTAGAGACATTTGATGTCTGGGAAGCCATGGGCACTGCTTCTACTACTTGCAGAGACACAGCTATCAAGTATCTCATGCGTTACGGCAAAAAGAACGGTAAGAATAAAGATGACTTGATGAAGACTCTTCATTACGTTCTTCTTTGTCTTCATATTGAACATTACAAGAACAAGGTAAATACATAATGGAAATTAAAATTGAAATGGATGTACTAAGGAAGCGTAAGCTCTTCCTTGCAGCCCCAATGTATGGCGGGATGTGTGCAGGTATGTTTGCCAAGTCAACTGCCGATCTAACAGCAATGTTTGCAGCAAATGGTCTAGAACTTCGATCATATTTTCTTTTTAACGAGTCTCTCATTACTCGTGCTAGAAACTATTGCGTTGATGAGTTTATGCGATCTGATTGCACTCATATGATGTTTATCGATTCAGACATTGGGTTTGATCCACGAGACATCGTCGCCATGATGGCACTCATGTCAGATGACTCTGAGTATGATGTACTAGCAGGACCATATCCAAAGAAGACTATTTCTTGGGAAAAGATTAAACTAGCAGTCGATAAGGGTATTGCAGACGACGACGCTAACGTGCTTGAAAAGTACGTTGGGGATTATGTCTTTAATCCTAAAGCTGGTAACGGAACTATTCGTATCGATGAACCAGTTGAGGTGTCTGAAGTTGGTACTGGTTTCATGATGACACGACGTTCTGCTTTCGAAAAGTTTGCGGTCGCTTACCCAGAATATTCTTATAAGCCAGACCATGTTCGAACAGAACATTTTGATGGTTCACGCGAGATCATGCAATACTTCCAGGCTGAGATTGACCCAGTATCTAAGCGGTATCTCTCGGAAGACTATTGGTTCTGTCAAAAGCTAAGTCAAGCCGGTGGAAAGATTTGGTATTGCCCTTGGATGCGTCTGCAGCATGTTGGTACCTATATCTTTGGTGGATCACTAGCGGATCTAGCATCAATCGGTGCCCCTGCTACTGCAGACCCAGCGATGTTAAAGAAGAATAAGTAAAATAAAGGAATTATATGATGAATAAAGTTTTTATACTATTAGATCGTTCAGGCTCAATGGCTTCTATGTGGAAAGAAGCTATTGATGGGATTAATAATTATGTAAAAAAGTTAGTAGAATCAGAGGTCATGTTAGTGGCTTTTGATACAGGAAGTTATGAAGTAGTTCGTAATTGCTCCACTACTATCTGGGAACCACTCTCTTATAATGAAATTAGCCCACGAGGTGGTACTCCTCTTTTAGACGCAGCTGGTCGTATTATGTGGTCTATGCATGACTCTGGTGCTAAACAAGCCATGCTTGTTATTATTACAGATGGACATGAAAATTCATCTACAAAGTTTAATGCCGATGAAATTAAGAAGATGACAAATGAGTTGACTATCAATAAAAATTATGATATTGTATTCCTCGGAGCTAATTTTGATGGTATCGGCCGGGTAGCAAAAAGTAATTTTGGTTGGAATGATTCTTCACGCATGGTACAAACATCTGTTAAAGGTTTTGAAACCACTATGGATTTTCTATCAGCAAAGACTTCTAATTACTTTACAACTGGTGCTAAAGCGGCTGCTCTTTATAATCAAGATGAACTAAACAAAGCAAAGTCATAAAGGAGACTATCTTATATCATGAAGCTAAGTGCACGGACTATCAATATTCTAAAGAACTTCAGTACAATCAACCCATCGATCGTACTGAAGCCAGGTAACACGGTAGCGACTATTTCTACCAACAAAACTATCATGGCTCGAGCCACAGTCCCCGATGAGTTTACTAACGTTATCGCGATCTATAACCTAGCGCGATTCATCTCGACTATGTCTCTCTTTCAAGACCCGGAACTCGATTTTGGTACTAATGCGGTTCGTATCTCGTCTGGTAACAAGAGCAACACGTATCACTACGCGGATCCGTCAGTCATTCTCGCTCCACCCGAGAAAGAAATCAAGCTACCGACCATCGACGTCGATTGCTTCTTGACTAACAAGGACATCCAAGACGTGACTAAGGCTATGAACGTCCTTGGTCTGCCAGAACTAGCTGTAGTCGGTGACGGCACTAACGTCATGCTTCAGGCCATCGACGTTAAGAACCCATCTGCGGATGAATATAGCATCGTTGTGGCTGAGACTGATAAGACTTTCCGCGCGGTGTTCCGTGCCGAGAACCTCAAGCTAATGGATGGTGACTATCAGCTTACTATTTCTTCTAAGGGTATCTCTCAGTTTACCGGCACTGAAGCCACGTATTGGATCGCGGTGGAAGCTTCTTCTACTTTTTGAGTCTAGTTTGTGTTGACAACCACTCTGGTGTGTGTTATACTACCAGAGTAGTTATTTTTTATCATGGAGGTCTAAATGGCTAAGACAAAGAATACTCTAGTGCATGAAGCATTTACTAATGAGATTGGACAGACAATTAATCCAGGTGACCGAGTAGCTTATGTAAGTCATGGATATAGCGTTAGTCAAAATACTGGCTACTTTGATGGTGTTTACAAGGATAATCGAGGTAATATTGTATTCACACGTATTAGTGGTATTCATACTACTAAAATGGTTGATAACGGTCGTACTTCAGAATATACATATAACGGTAAAGTTCGAACATATAAAGTATATGATAAAGTAGAATGTGCACCGCACGGATCTACAGTACTACAACGTCATCGTATCTTTAAGATCTAAAGGATCAATAAAGTGCTAGAAGATTATCTCTGGGTCGAAAAGTATCGTCCAAAGCGTGTGGTCGATACTATCTTACCGTGTGACCTAAAGAACACGTTTCAGGGATTTGTCGACACCGGTAACATCCCAAACCTGACTCTTGCTGGTAACGCTGGTGTGGGTAAGACTACAGTAGCACGTGCTATGCTTGAAGAACTTGGGTGTGACTACATCATCATCAACGGATCAATGAATGGTAACATCGATACTCTTCGTAACGAAATCTTACAGTTTGCTTCTTCTGTCTCTTTGACTGGCGGTAGGAAGTATGTCATCCTTGATGAGGCTGACTATCTAAACCCAAACTCCACGCAACCCAGTCTCCGTAACTTCATGGAGGAGTTTTCTAAGAACTGTGGGTTTATCCTTACTTGCAACTACAAGAATAGGATCATTCCGCCACTTCAGTCTCGTGCTCTAGTCATTGACTTCAATATCCCTAAGAAAGAAATGGCAAAGCTAGCGGCGCAATTCATGAAGCGTGTAGATGTTATCCTGAAAGCTGAGAACATCGAGTGCGACAAGCACGCTGTGGCTGCAGTCATTCAAAAGTTCTTTCCTGACTGGCGACGCGTACTCAATGAGCTGCAACGGTACTCGGTCAACGGAAAGATTGACACCGGTATTCTGACTAACTTTGAGACTGTGTCAGTTAAAGAAGTACTGCAGTACTGCAAGGATAAGAACCTAGAGGGTATCCGCAAGTGGATCCACGAGAATTCTGACTCCGATACAGTCACCATCTTTCGTACTATCTATGATAACGCGAATGACTTCTTCACTAAGCGTTCGATTCCAGCCCTCATTTTAAAGATCTCAGAGTATCAATACAAGGCAGCTTTTGTGGCTGACGCTGAGATCAACCTGATGGCTTTCTTCATCGAAGTGACTATGGAGTGTGAATTTGCATGACGGAAGTAAGTACACTCTTTGGAGTCAAGCACGTAAAAGAGGAGCTTATTGAAAAGAAAGACGAGGTGCATGTATGGACTTTCATCTCTGACATTTCAAAGACTAAGAAGTATCTCTTCTCTGAAGAAACAGCTCGAGCGTACGAACCATGGATCGTCAATAAGTCTTTCGCCTCACACGTCGACACGCTAGCCGCGGCTGAAGCGGCCAACCGCATGCATCACATCGATAAGAAGATGCAGCACGACTTCATGTTCTATTCTGTGACTGCTCACCCAAAGCGCTACAAGCCATGGCTAAAAAAATCAGAAGCAGATAAAAAAGAACAAAAGATGTTTGAAGATATTGGTACTATAGTCAATCTAAACCTAGACAGAGTCAAGAGTTTCTGGAGAATTTTGACTTCCGAGCAACGCGAAGACTTTCTGTCTAGGTATGTTTATCCAGATACAAAAAATAACCTAAAACAAAGAAAAAATAAATAAAAGGATTTTGTATCTTGGAGTATAACTATGACTATAGAAACGTTGTTGGAGGTGAGATTAACTGAGGATCAAGACTTCCTAAAGATAAAAGAAACACTCACTAGGATAGGTGTGGCCTCAAAGAAAGACAAGACGTTGTTTCAGTCTTGTCACATACTACACAAGCAGGGCAAGTACTTCATAGTACATTTCAAGGAGATGTTTGCCCTCGATGGTAAAGAGACTAACTTCTCAGACGATGACAGAGCCAGAAGAAACACCATAGCACTCTTGCTAGAAGAATGGGGTCTGTTTAAGATCCTGAATCAAGACATGATAACTAACAAAGCGCCGCTCAACCAGATAAAGATCCTTTCGTATAAAGAAAAGAGTGGCTGGGTACTAGAAGCAAAATATAGTATAGGAAAGAAGCGATAATATTTTATGTTTGGTATGTTTAAGACTAAAAAGATCGAACGTGACCCGGTGTTACAACAAGTCGTAGACCTGTTATTTCCTAGCATCGAGCTGACTAAGGATGAAGGCGGTGAGTACTACATAGATCGATCAGTAGACTCAAACTTATTTGCAGCTCTTGTTGATCTTCAAGAGGGTACGAACGATGAAGTAGTTCATACCACTATTAGAGCTGTTATCAATAAACTTCAGATAGCTCGAAAACTTTTAGACTCTGAAGAAGAAAAAGTGGGTGACAAGAGTAATATGCTCATGATTAATACATGATTGGTTGACTAATCTGGATTCGTGTGATATAACTCATACATACATCATGGGGTTGACATGACTAAGCAGTACGAAATCTCTATCGGTTGTGACCACGCCGGGCTTGAACTAGCTAGACAGCTATCAGCTTGGCTCTTTGACGTGGGTCACACTATCTATACTTTCTTTCCAGAAGAAAAGTCTAAAGTGGACTATCCCGATTACGCTTACAAGACGTGTTCATCCGTGACACTGAGTTCACATACGGTGTCTCGTGGTATCTTGGTCTGCGGGTCCGGCGTGGGTATGTCTATCGCTGCGAATCGATTCAAGGGCATCCGGTGTGTACTGGCTTCTGATCCTTATGTAGCTGAGATGTCTCGTCGACACAATGACACTAATGTCATCGCTCTCGGTGCTAGAGTCATCGGTTCAGACATGGCGGTAGCTTGTATAGAATCGTTCTTAAACACTTCTTACGAGGGTGGTCGCCACGAGCAACGAGTGATGAAACTATTTAACATGAAAGATTGATGATGAAATTTGTATACGGACTACTAGCAGCTACTATCTTTACTTCTGTGTCTCAAGCACAGACCATCACCGGGGCGGGTGCTACTTTTCCAGCACCAGTCTATAGCAAGTGGGCAGAAGCGTCTAAGAAAGATGGGTTCTCTGTAAACTACCAATCGGTGGGATCTGGTGCTGGACAGACACAGATCATCAATCGAACCGTTGACTTTGGTGCTTCTGACGCTCCACTCGATAAGAACAGGCTAGATACTAACAAGCTGATTCAGGTGCCATCAGTTATGGGGTCTATCACCATCGTAGTAAACATCCCGGGTGTAACTAGTGATAAGCTAAATCTCTCTGGTCCTGTCATCGTAGACATCTTTAGGGGCGTTATTAATAGGTGGAATCATCCTGCTATCGCGGCCGATAACCCTGGCTTGACTCTCCCAAACATCGCCATCAGTCCCATCTATCGCGCCGATGGTTCTGGTACGACGCATGTCTTTACTAGTTGGTTAGCTACACAGAGTCAAGAGTGGAAAGATGTTGGCACTTCAGTAAAATGGTCTGCCGGTATGGGTGCTAGGGGTAACGAGGGAATCTCGGCTTTTGTTAAGCGAGTTAATGGTTCCATTGGCTATGTGGAAAGTGCTTATGTAAAAGCAAATGGTCTAACATCAACTAATCTTAAAACATCTACAGGCAAGTGGGTATCGGCAAATCCTAATAATTTTGCTGCAGCTGCAGCAAAAACCGAATGGACTGAAAATAACGAATCACTTGGACTAAACACCAGTTGTGATACGTGTTATCCGATCTTATCAGCCACTTACGTCCTCATCCCTAGGGACGGAAAGAATAAGAACAATGTAGAAAAGTGGCTAAAGTGGGCATATGATAACGGAGACGAGATTGCGTCTTCTTTACATTACGTTCCTCTTCCTCGAGGAGTCAAAGATCGAGTGATCAAGACACTCAATACTGATTGACATCCCAACAAACTTATGGTATAAAGTACATATATGTTGCGCCTATAGCTTAGCGGTCTAAAGCTGCCAGCTCATAACTGGCCGATCCCCTGTTCAAATCAGGGTGGGCGCACCAACCCTGGAGTTACTTCTATGTTACTTAAAGACTTCATCCAAATGCTTCAATCTAAATACGATGAAGCTACTAGAGATAAAGAATATCTTGATATGATGGGTGAACCCGAGATCTATGTTGACGTATTTGAACCACTCGATGAACACCGGTTTCAATACGTTGGTTACTCTAAGGACATAGAAGTAGACTTGAATCCTTCTAATGGAGATTATATCATCTCTGCTTTTGCTAAGATTAAATAGGGGAGCATGCTGGAACTGGCATACAGGACGGTCTCAAAAA